GCTGAACTGAGTATTTCTTTGCTTTATCAAAGCCGTCAATATTAATCTCCTGTCTATTATTCCACCATTCGATAACCGGGGCAAAGTGCTCCACCTTCATAGGCTTTGTTTTGGAGAAGTGCTTGTAGCCTTCTGGCATATCCAGACGGTAGAACCATGTCTCCGTGGTTTGTTTTGTACGGTCAAAGAACAGAATATTTGTGGTGATGGAGGTATATGGTGAAAACACGCTGCTCGGCATACGGATAACTGTATGTAGATTGAACTCGGAGAGCAGCTTATTCTTTATTGCAACCTTTGCATTATCTGTGCCAAACAGAAAGCCGTCCGGAATAATAACAGCCACACGCCCGTTTTTCTTCAAACGGTACATGATAACAGACATAAAGAGGTCTGCTGTCTCACTGCTGGCAAGGTCAGACGGAAAATGGTTCTTGACATCTGCTTTTTCACTACCGCCGTACGGAGGATTCATAAGAATTACATCGAATTGATCGTCCTCTGTATAATCCAATACATCTCGCAGCAGAGAGTTGTCATGATAGATTTTGGGAACATCAAGACCGTGGAGCAGCATATTGGTAATGCACAGCATATACGGGAACTGTTTCTTCTCAATACCGTAGATGGAATTATCGTATTCAGATTGGTCATATGTGGTCTTAATCAACGGAGAGAGCTCTTTCAGCCAGCTTGTGATAAAGCCGCCGGTACCACAGGCAAAGTCGGCCATTCGTTCACCTATTTTAGGCTGTATCATTTTTGCCATGAAATCCGTTACAGCACGAGGCGTATAGAATTCACCGGCAGAACCTGCGCTCTGCAATTCACGTAGGATAGATTCATAGATCTCGCCAAACGCGTGGCTTTCCTCATAGTCGCTCAAATCCAATTCGTCTATAATGTTGATGACCTGACGGAGTAGAACTCCATCCTTCATGTAGTTGTTTGCGTCTTCAAACGTGGTCTTGACAATTGACTTTTTGATAGGTGTATCCGGTGTCACGTAAAGTCCTTTGAGCGTGGGAAAAAGAGTATTATTGACAAAGTTCATCAGCCTATCACCAGTCATGGCGTTACCACTCTTGTCATCTACAGCCCAATTGCTCCAGCGACACTCCTCCGGGATGATGGACTGATAATCTTCTTCATCCAAGTCCCAGTCCTGCTCTTTTGAGTCGTATACCTTTAAAAACAACATCCATGCAATCTGCTCTATGCGCTGGGCGTCACCATTGATGCCGGCATCGTTACGCATAATATCCCGGATTCTCTTTACAAAATTCGCTAAGCTCATTTCTTTAACCTACCTTATATAGTTCTTCTTCTAGTTCCTTTATTGCTTTCAAATACCCTTCCTTGCCGCCAAAGAGTTGTGCGATCTTTGAAGGCTTGCCATATTTCAGGAAAGGGTCAAGTTTCAAAATCTCGGTCTTCTCGATCTCATAAATGCCGGTATTCATATATCTGTCAAGTAATGCTTCTAGCACTTCTCGGGCAGCTCCACTGTACTTGCTTAAGAAATCACGCTTCACCACATTGTTGGCGCGTTCCCGGCGTGTCAACGGTTTTTGATTATAAGCAACATGGCAGATGAAATCGAAGTCATCTACGTCCGACATACTCTGGTCAGCCTTCATGCTCTCTAAGTTAATGCCGCGCTCCATAAACAAACCGCGAATGCTTTCTTTTTTATCCTCGTCAGACCACTTACGGATGAAATCACTAAGAGAAGCATACTCACCGAGAATGTTTGATTTTGTGTAAACTATAACATCTTCTTGCCGGAGTAGTTTACCATTAGCGTCGTAGATTGAAACTGTTTTTCCAATTACCTTGACTGTGCATCCGTGTTCATCAACAATGGGTTTCTCTTTTGGTTCTGAGCCAGTACCATAAGGAGTATCAGGGCCAGGTTCGGCAATATGACTGCCGCCTTTACCGTAATCATCATCCTGCTCAATGGGACCGTCCCAATCAGGATCAGCAAATAAGCGTGTCACATTTCGAAAGTCCATCACTATAAAGTGCGTCTTGCCTTCCTTCTCTCGAAGCCGGGTACCGCGACCGATAATCTGCTTAAACTCGGTCATAGAACCAATCATCTGGTCGAGGACGATTAGTTTTGTCATCTTGCAGTCCGCACCGGTGGAGAGGAGTTTCGATGTAGTCGCAATCACAGGGTACTCTGCACCGACAGATATGAAATATTTCAGTTTACTCTTTCCAAATTTATCGCTACCAGTTATACGTACAATGTAGCCTGGATGCTCTTTGACCATATCAGCGTTTAGGTTTGTCAGCGCAATCCTCATACGCTCAGCGTGTTCCTCAGTAGCACAGAAAACGATGGTTTTATCCATCCGGCCTACACTCTTCAAATATTCTGTAATCTCCCGTGCAACCTCATATGTACGGTCTTCAAGAATGATATTATAGTCAAAATCGCTGTTCGTGTATATACGGTCTTCTATTTCCTTTCCGTTCTTATCCAACTGACCTTTGAATGGACGCCAGCCCTCGCCTATGTTGGTACGTATATTAATTACTTTAAATGGCGCAAGGAAACCATCCTCAATACCTTCACGTAGACTGTATGTATATACTGGCTCCCCAAAATAGTCAATGTTGGAGATATATTTTGTTTCCTTTGGCGTTGCAGTCATACCAATCTGCGTAGCAGATGAGAAATAATCAAGAATCTTACGCCAGTTACTGTCCTTCTTTGCAGACCCACGATGGCACTCATCCACAATAATGAGATCAAAGAAGTCTTTTGGGAACAGTTTAGCTAGACGGCTGACAGTATTATCTTCATTATCTTCGCTGTCATCCTCATCGCGGTCAGTCAACTGTTGATAGAGAGAAAAATAAACCTCATGAGAAGTAATAGTTACGGGGTCATCATTAGCGAAATTGATTTTATGGATTGTCTTTTCTAGTGGTGCAAAATCTTGCTGAATCGACTGGTCGACAAGAAGGTTGCGGTCAGCAAGATACAGGATTTTTTTCTTCATGCCGCTCTTTAACAGCCGATAGACAATTTGAAAAGCCGTATACGTTTTTCCGGTACCGGTTGCCATTACAAGAAGAAGACGCTGTTGACCTTTTGCAATTAAATCCAAAGTACGGTTGACTGCATTGCACTGATAATAGCGCGGTGGGTATGTGGTCTGGCTCGTATAGTATGGCTGATAAATGATTTGTTTTTCGGTATCGGTCATACTCTTTGCCGCCTGATAACGCAATATTAGTTCATCGGGTGACGGAAATTCATACAAAGAAATCTGTCGTTCTTGGCCAGTCAAAAAGTCATGCTCATAAAATGCATCGCCGTTAGAACTATACGCAAAAGGCACATCGATCATCTGTGCATAAGTCATGGCTTGTTGCAAGCCAAAAGATACTGTGTGATTGTTATCCTTGGCTTCAACTATGGCAATGGGGTTATTCGCGTTGATATAAAGAATGTAATCAGCCTTTTTAGGCTTTTCACGGAAAACAAAATTACCCTTTAGGTTGATTTTGCCATCTGTGATTTTAGTTTCCATCGTAATATGGTCAACATTCCATTTGTCTGTGATTGCCGGAGTTATAAAGCGGAGCTTGATGTCTTCTTCGGTCATTTGTTTTTTATCCATTACGAATTTTAGCTCCTTTTCTCATTCAGTATGTAGTCCATGAGGTCTCCGTAATTACAGGCAAGTGTACTGCAAATCTTATCAAAGACATTCAGCATGACCGGCTAGCTTGGTCATAGTGTTTGGAGACACGTCAGAGGCTTTACGTAAGTCTGCTTTGCTCATTTTCTTGTCTATGAGCAGTTCCCAAAGATTATCGTATTAAACAGCTATAATAAGCCTCCCATACTATATTAAATATTATTATATCACAAAGTGTATAATTTTGTTAACTCTTGTAACAGTTTCACATAAGAGAGTCACTTGAAAATTTGTTACGTAAATGCCTTTGACAAAATTGCTTTGAGGCGTTTTATTTAGTGGTTTTAGTACTAATCTTTAGTTAATGGTAATTGCTTTACACGGATTTCATCAAGCTGCTTTGGCTTTTCCGGCGCCGGCATTATTACAATATTGATTGTAGACGGTAGTTTCTGATCGTTGCCAGCCTCTGAATCAGCTTCACGATATCCTAAAGCGGCTTTGCTGTAATAGATCGCTCCTGCAGGGTTCTTTGCAGAGAATATGGCTTCTGAAACATGTGCATCAATACGCTGCTTTGCTATCTGGAACACACGGGAAACTTCGCTCTTTACATAATCGTTATCGATGGATTGACAGTCACCGTCAACAACATAGGTATTCGCTGAAATCTCGATAAGGTCTTGAAAAATTCCATCTTCGTCTTTCTTAGTTTGATATTCTTCAAATTCTTCCGCAGTACACTTTAACCGCCTATATCGTTGGCTTAAGTAATGTTTCCATGTTGCATCGGTAATCCCTAAATGTAAACATAGACCGGCTATTGTTGGTATAGATTGAGTACCAAAATAATCGTCAACAAGTTGTTCAAGATATTGGATTGTGCCCCATTTAAGTCGTTTCGGCATGATATACGCTCCTTTCTTTGTATGTGAGTTAATGTTATATAAACGGGGATGTTCGCCCCAAAAAAAAAGGGAAATGATAAATTACCTTAGCGTTGAAGGAGAAACGTCTCCCCCGTCCTTGTACGACCTCAAACCATGATTTGAAACTGATCTGTAACGAGTGCTTTTATTTCTTTGCGAACATCCTCGTATATTTCCTTTAGCTGAGATAGTAAAATCGTATTTTCCATGTTAACTTTATCTGCAACTAATAATTTTAAAAGCTTATCAAACAGAACCGGCCAATTACTAAAGTAGCCGATAATTGAGTATTTAGGCTTCCCGGTTCTTTTATCAATACCGTTTATTCTCTGCAGCGTCAGGTTCTTATCTTCAACCTGAACATAATAAGAGTCATTGATCTTAACCACTAACCTTTCCTCCCTTCACCAACTTTAAATATCTTGGTTTCCGCTTTTTTGTTCTTATGGCTTTACCTGTATCCTTATCGATCAAGAATTCTCGACCTCTACTGTCAGTGTGCATGGTATATGTTTTTAGCCCCATTTCATAAGCAAATTCTTCCGCTAAAGATGGTAGACCGTCAAGTTTTAGAAGGTTACTGAGAGCTTCCATACTGCAAATGTTGAATTCTGTGATATCCTTGTTCTGATATTCCCACAAAAAATTTAGTATTTCTTCCCCGATCGGTTTACTTTGTTCAAGCCCGTTTATGTAATCTCTCGTGTAGAAATAGTCTTTCCAGCCCCACTTGTTACCCCTGAAATCTTTATCAATCGGGAATATTCGCATGAACTCAATCGGTGCCAATAAAGCCATTAGGTCTTTTATTATTGAAATATACTGAAAATTCGTCTCGGCCGCTTCTCTGGTTATGTGTTCAGGCTCAGGTGTTGTATTGACTGCTTTCACGCCGTAAAAAATGATTCTCTTAAGTGATAACCTGGCTTCCATATCAGTATTATCTTTCCAGGTTGAGTCCAAATTTGGACTGCGTTTCACCGTCCGGCACCATGCCTGTGTATAAAGATGATTCTTAATAGCTGTTTGATTCATTTTTGCCACCTCCATCAACTGGCCTTTTGTTTACATTATCGAGAAATGAGTATTTTACACTTTTGCTTTTCCCTTTTGCTCCGCTTTCCTTGACAATGACGCCCCAAGGATCCTTTGCATTATCACCGATAATATCTGTGAGAACATCCCAGGTCTCAGCATAGTATCCAAAAGCCTCATATGCCATGTCTGCAAACGTCGCCCATGCTTCTTGTTCGTATTCCAACCGTTTAAGTTTAAGCGTTTCATAGCTGCCATCTTTGACATTGAGCAGATCAATCCACCGCTGCATATGGTTGCCGTATGCTGCGTAATTACCTCGCTCGTATGCTTTTTGTGCTGCCGCTTCTTCTTCTTTTATGGCTTCCTCCAGCTTCCCTGCTGTTTCGTCCTGCAGCTTCGAGTAAACCTGTTTATATACTCCATAGGGATATCCTTTGACAATATTGATCACGGTTCCTTTGCTGAGATTCTTCATGTCGGCTATTTGTTGATAGGAATATTCACCTGTACGGTATAACACTATTATTTCTTCATTTTCCTGCGGAGTTGTGTATCTATAGGACACTCACATTCCCCCTCATACAGCAGCATTACTATCTTCGTGATAAAAGAAACTCTATCACGCCTTCCCGTAGCTCCCTAACGCTCATTGTTTCCACCAAAGAAGCGGCGTTTTCAGGTATTCTATTCCCTTTCAACCATTCGTACATCTGCCATCTGTCAATATTTGCTTGCCTTTTTTCACACTCAGAAGCCCGTTTGTATGCCTTGCCCTGACGGAGTCCTTTCTCAAGCGTTTCAGGCTTTAATCCCTGTATCAAATCACCTTCGTTCAGTATAAGGATCATCCTGCTGCATGGTATTACAAGCTGTTTATTCAATCCGTAACCCTCCTAAAATTTCATCATCGGTAACTAATACGCCCCAATCCTTCAATACTTCCAAATAGCTGTTCATGGGATCTAATATTTCAATCCGAAAGGCCAATGCGTGCCTCTCTCGCTCAATAACCGGGACGTTTGCATCATCAAGATACTTTGCAGCTTCCTGCTGCCGCTTTAATATCCTGTTGTATGCCCTCTTTGTCTCAGCAATAACGTCCTGTGTCGGTTCCACCATTTCAGATAGTTTCACTTGTGTTCCTCCTTTCAAAATGGTTCAGCATCATTTTCAACCTGCTCCCACCATTGCGATTCTGATTTATCAGGTAAATACTTTTCCCAGTCATATTGAATCTGCCTTATAACCCCATTTTCACATTCCAGAAGCCGCTTAGTACTCTCCTGAAACATGAGCTTGACTTCCTTGTATCTTCCTTCCTCCCTGTCCTTTAAAAGCCTCAATTTAGCGTCACAGTCCCTATCCTCTTTGATTTGCTTCTCAATACTTAGAATCACATCTGCCTTGTTCGCTATATTATTACTGCCGGATATGTCCTCTTTTTCTATCTTCTCACCAGCTTTTTTGAGCTTGTTTGGATGGACAACCAGCATTATATGTGTCCGGTAATTTTCGGCAAAGTCCTTACATTGCTGTACGAAGTTGCTTTGATCTGCATTAATTGAATCAGCATTATCCTCCATAGCAGACATTAAATTGTCGATTATCACCAATTTGCATCCGTACCGTTTTACTGCCACTGCCATAACATCAAAAAGGTCATTTGTGCTTTTGCGAACGTTTGAAACAGATTTATCATAAGTGAAAAACAGGTTAGCCATCCATTGCCTCAGAGCCTGTAAAGCTTCCAGCTTTATGTCTGTCTTTAATTTATATTTGGCCTGCACAAAATCAAGGTGTTTGCGATCATCTCCTATTGCCTGCTTGAATAACCAATTTAGATTTCTTTGAGTGCTCATTTCTCCAGAATAGAGGAATACCGGTATTTTCTTGTTGATGCAGTTTGCAATTATCTGTGAAATGATAGTGCTTTTACCTTCTCCATTCCTACCGACAAGAATAGATATTTGTTCAGGCTGGAGATCCTCTATAGTGCTGTCAATTCCATAAAACCCTATCGGAATACCCTCGTCAATTTTCTCTTTTGCTCCGACATACTCAGCTTGTGCCATATTGATGATCCCGACTGGGGTTTGCTTTATGGCATTATCTATAAGTCTTACGATTTCGTCTTTACCCTGATGATACAAAACCTCGTTCGCGTCCTTGTATTTATGTTGAATAACCTTAGTGCGATACTTCCCAAGTCTTACAACCAATTCATTAATAAGCTTAATACCCGGACCGTCATTGTCACCGAATATTATAAATTCCTGAACCTGCTGTAGCCATTCCCAGCAATTATCAATCCATGTAAGGTTATTACTACCAGAAGGAACAGAAACAACATTCTTATATCCTGCTTCCCAGATAGCCAATGCATCTGGCTGACCTTCGGTTATTACAACAGGCTTTGACTTGTCGATATGCCACATACCCCATAAAATTTGTTTAGTATCAGGCTCACAACCACCCTTCAAGCCGCCTTTTCTTGTCTCTCGATATGATACAAAAATCAGATCATCATCATTTTCGTCAAAGTATTGAAATATAAAACACTCTTTGCCGTTCCATGTCCTTTGCTTGACCTTCCAATCATTCAGGGTCTGTAATGATATTTTCCGGCTCTCCATATATTGAATAGCTGCCTGGCTCAATTCCTGCGCTTCAATTATAGGTTTTTTATATTCCGCTATTGGCCTATGTACTGTCAATTCAACTTCACCCCCTGTCATTTCAGCCACTTCTTTGACTGCTTCTATAAATGTCATATGCTTAAATTCTGTGTAATACTTGTATATGTCCATAGTATCGCCGCACCCGAAACACTTCCATTGCAGCCGCTTACTATCCCATTTAAACGAAGGTGTTTTATCTTTATGGAACGGGCAGCAAGCTTCATTCTTTGAAGGTTTATATTTATTAAGTCCCAGGCCATATGCAATAATATCCTTTGCACGTTCACCCAACCTGTTCTTATATTCCTGTGCTTCCATTGTTCAAGCTCGCTTTCACCTTCAAATATTCTTCGTTCGGCTTAGCCTCTTCCGTCCGCGCTGCCTCATACTTACGGATTTTCTCAGCCGCTTCATCGGCCGGGGTGTTCCTCATTATGCCGTAAAAATAGTTTTCCCTTTTGCTGTGTAGGTTTGGATTGCTTATAACTGTTATACAGGCACTTTTAACAACTACAACCGGGTATTTCTTCATTTCCGTATATACCTGATGAATAATGCTGTCGCTTATCTTTCCGCTTACTCTTGTAGTCCGGAGAATGTCAAAGTATGTATCTATAAGATTAATAAGATCAGAATACCGTTGTCTGAATTTTTTAAATTCAGGAGAATAGTCTTTTATATTCTTTTCATTCTTATCATTCTTGTTTATATCCACGAACTGTTTCTTTTGCGTTACTTTTACGTTACCCTTATGTTCTTTCGATTGGTACAACTCCCAATTTACAAGGGTTATAAGGGTATACTGCCTGTTACCCTGACCGCTATTAACCTGAATCATACTCTGTTTAATCATCCAGTCTAAAATAACCTTAATAGTTTTAGGATTTGGCTCTCTCCATTTCAGGCCTTCATACCATCCAATTCCCTTGGCAATATGTCGCAGGCTCGTTAAATGTTGCCCAGGAATAACCTTGCATGTATTTCCGTCACGCATGGGGATCTGGTTTGGTTCATGGTTTACAGAGTACTTCAGATATTGCCATACTCTATGATAAAGTGGAGGCATAAGCCATATGTCGCTATTCAGTTCTTTTCTGAAGTCTTTTACATACCCCTTTGACATACTGCCTCCATTTAGTGAGCCTGCATTTCAGGCTCATATATATCAAGCCACTTCTCAAATTCACATATAAGGTTATCCGGCAAGTATTGGCCTCTGTATTTTCTATTGAGATATGATTTTATTTGCCGGTAATAATCACTTGCAGGAAATGCCCTGCGCTTGGCGTGTTGCAGAACTTCACCAGATGCGTTTTTCCTTAAAAAGTGCCGGAAATTACGATACATCAATTATCACCGCCTTATGACTAGATCCGCCTGAGTGTCCCATATGTAGGTCTTGAAGCGGCATATGGTTCAGATGGGGGGCTCTGCAAATAAGCTATTAAACTATCAAAATTGATAAGGTATTTTGAACCGGCCTTTGTGTGTGCTACCTTTCCAGCAAGAACAAGATTTCTCACAAAGTTACGGCTGATTTGTGAACCGGGATCGATTTGCTTTAGTTCGGACACACATCCGTCAATAGTTCGAATACGTGCAATTTCAGACATATTCATTCCTCCTCTACCAATTCAAACAGGTCGTCAAAAGATTTTTTTAGAAAGTCGCAAATTTTTTTTGCAGTTTTAGGTCTGGGACCTGTTTTGCCATTCTCAATCTGATTATAGGAAGCTATATTCATATCAATCGCAGCGCATATATCAGACTGGTTATAACCTTGTTCTATCCTGGCCTTTCTAATTTTTTGTGTTTTAGGTTTAATCAAGGTGAACCCTCCTCCTTTGCTTATTTAGTAACAACCCTATGTCTTAAGCTTAATACACGTACAGTAATAATGCAATTTGTGTTATTCCACGATTAGTGTTGACTTTGTGCTTTTGTTGTGTTACTTTTATGTTAGAAGTAGATGGAAGGAGGACAATATGAAGCAATCACAGGACAAAAGGCCTGAACTGATAGAGTTCGGAAAAAGAATAAAGGACTTACGTAATAATAAGAAAAAGATAAGCCAAGGTAATGCAGCAAAGGAACTGGGCTTAAAGCAAACAGTATTATCGAGTTATGAAAATGGAGACAGGGAACCACCTTTTATTACTTTAAACAAAATAGCTCAGTACTACGGAGTTACAGTCGATTATCTTACCGGCAACAGTGAATACTTTTCGCCACAATATGAGCCATCCTTTAATATCATCAGTGAAAAAACTGGTATTCAGAATTCTAATGCAATTCGAAATATACAAACCATTATTGATGATATTGTAAATTGTTTTTCTAAATATTCAGAAAATGTAGACTTGCCCACAAAGCATAAAGATAAACAGAATGAGGTCTTTGAAGGAAATAGTACTTTCAAGAGTATAACATTTTTTCTTGGGACTGTATGCGACTATTTAACTTTGCTTATGGACTACTATGATGATTGTAAAGAAGGCCTTTTTACAAAAAAGTATGAATCATATTTGGAAACCATGGATTTGCTAAAGAGAGATATATTTAGCAACATGCTAATCATTGAAAAATCAGTGAATGCAGCAACACAAACATTAATATCAAATGACTATATTCCTGTTGAGTACAAGGCAGATATTTACTTGTTTGCAACTGCTCAACTAGCCAATATCCCTTATAACAGAGAAGAATGGAATAGAAAGAAGGAGCGTGAATAACATGGCATCTATCCGGCAAAGAGGGCGTAATAGTTGGCAAATTACCGTCTCATGTGGATACAAGAGTAATGGACAAAAAGATACAAGACAAATGTCTGTGAAGCGGCCTGAAGGGTTGACTGATAAGCAATGGGATAAGCAGCTTGACGATCTAGCGCACGATTTCGAGAAAGAGGTTAAGAACGGTACATATCTAGACGGATCCAAAATGACATTCGAAGAGTTCGTGGAACTATGGATCAAAGATTATGCCTCAACAGAACTTGCGCCGAAAACATTTCATCGGTACCAAGACCTGCTTAAAAGGATCCTCCCGGCAATCGGGCACATTACTTTGCAGAAGCTTCAGCCAAATCACCTTATGGATTTTTACTCTAACCTTAAGGAAAAAGGGATACGATCAGACCCGACATACATTGCAAAACCGGAACTTAAAGGAGTAATGATTATTCAAGGAGTTACTGATAAAAAACTCGCTGAAACTACCGGGATAGATGTCCGTACAATTCGCAAAGCCTTAAGCTATAAGTCGATAAAGCATACAACCGCCCAGGCGATAGCAAAATCATTAAATATTAAGGTCGATCGGATATTCACTATTAACGGCGAACCCGCTCCGCTATCAGACCAGACAATAAAGCACCATCACAGGCTTATAAGCTCAATTCTGACGTTTGCCGTTCAATGGCAGCTTATCATGAACAACCCGGCTGAACGTGTCCGGACACCCAAAGTTGAGACAAAAGAGCCGGAGCACTATGATGAGGATACCACGGAGACCATGCTTGAACTACTCGATAAAGAACCTTTGAAGTACAAAACTATGATTTACCTGACACTTTATACAGGCTGCAGGCTCGGAGAGCTTTCAGGCCTTGAATGGTCTGATGTTAATTTTGAGAATAAACTATTAAGAATACATCAAGCTTCACAGTATATTCCCGGACAAGGAACCTTCACAAAGGCTCCGAAAAATGAGACAAGCTCCAGAGTTATCGCCCTGCCTGATATAGTAATTGATTTACTAAAAGAGTATAAGGTATGGTGGAATGAACAAAAGCTATCCTGCGGAGATCTGTGGGATAAAACCAGTAACCGTTTATTTGTTCAGTGGGATGGCACGCCTATACACCCCTATTCACCATCAAAATGGTTCAAGTCCTTTCGTGAAAGAAATAACCTTCCTGCGCTTAAATTCCATGGTTTAAGACATACAAATGCAAGTCTGCTTATTTCTAACAATGTGGACGTACAGACAGTTGCAAAAAGGCTCGGACATAGCAAAGCAACAACAACTACAAGCATCTATTCTCACTTCTTAAGAAAGCCGGATAGGGAAGCGGCCGAAAAGCTTGATAACATGTTCGGTAAGAAAAAGCAGGCAAAAATATCTCAGAAGCAAGCGTAAATAACCTTTAGGAGACATATAGAAGTCCTGACGAACGCCAGGGCTTCTTATTTTGTGGCATCAAAATTCTTGACTACTTTCTGACTACTGAAATTGTAGGCAGTAGTCAACTTTTATTATCGGTTATAAAAGTTAGTGCCTGTCAACGGCAGTAATATCAATGGTTATAAAAACATATAAATGGTTGCAAAAAGCTTTGTATCGCCCTCCAAAACCGTCGGCTGCAGGTTCGAGTCCTGTCTCCCCTGCCAGATAAAGTACCATCTATTGATAAAAAAATTTTATCAGCAGGTGGTTTTTTATTTGCCTTGAAAGGGCTTGAAATTGGCGGGCCCTTTAACTCTAACCTTTGCCGCATTTCCAAACCTGTACTTGCGTT